GCCACCTTCTTGACTGGCTTCTTAGCGCGCTTTTTTGCCTGTGCCATTTCTGCTCACTTTCGCCGAGAGTGCCAATTCTAACTGACTCTCCATCTTGTCGAGGCGCGACACAATGGGCAAATTTTCAAGTTTGATGATGTATCTCAGACCGGCAATCAGGAGGCCAATCGATCCGAGAACGGAGGCGACAGTCGCGGCGAACTCAGAGGCGGCCATTACCTGACTTTGCCGTAACGCTCATAGGAAGGGTTTAGCCAGTTGATGATGCTAGGCAAGACTGACGCTAGAGCCGCGTTCGCAATCGCATTGACGTCTAGGCCGACTGCTAGGTAGGTCGCTAGGGCCGCCGCTACGAATGTCTTGGCCCAACTTCCGGCCATCAGTTTCAGTTCTTTCATTTGTCTCTCCTTCTAGGTTGAAGAAACTTCCGTCTTTGTCTCCCAAGGTTGTAAAGCTGATATGGAAATGCGACTTGTGAGGATTTGGGCCTCTGTATTTTCTGCGCTTCCAATTCAAAGTGGAGCTCATAATCTTGCCGTCAAAGATGATGTATTTGATTCGCTTGTCGCCTCGCTTGGCACACTTACGAATCTTCTCAACTAACGCGTAGGCTTCTTCCTTGTGAGCTGAGAGGTCGGCGTCAATATCTAATGCGCGGACTATTCCATCGATTGGAATATGATCCGAATTACCTTTCGCCAAATGACGAGCGTCAGCAATCCAACCATCAGAGCGGCGGTCGCGATCAGGATAATCGTCATCGATTTGCTCGCGTAATTGAATTCCGGCCTTACACAGTTTTGCCATTACTTACCGAGTTTAAGTCCTTGAGGAATTGGCTTTGAATATTCCCATTTGGCGATGTATGCGCCTTCGCCGTCTGAGTCATCTTGTAAAACAATTCCCAAATCTATGAACGAATCTGTCGGCTGAATTTCTGGATAAGCCTCGATAATCTTTTCCCAAAGTTCCATTTTACGCTCCTAAATAATCTGCGCCGAAGAACAATCTGTCAGTGCCGCCGCCAAGAGCTAGTGTTCCGCCACTGTCTTGATAACCTTGAAGTTCTACATAATCTCCATCAGCTAGATTTATTGTCGATGCGATAAATTGACCGGTTCTATGTGTTGAATTACCAAATGATTGTGTAAAATTAACGATTGTGCCATTTTTATATAGCGCAATCTGCCTTTGCCCTGTCGCGTTATTAGCCCATTGAATTGATCCATAGACGCGGTAATAACCGCCTTTACCTGTTGGAACGGTGATTCGGCTGGTATTTGAGCTCGTGCTGTGAAAACCGTCGGTGTCAAATGCTTCTGAATCAAAAGTGACCGCCGTAAATGTATTATTACTAACGTTAAAATCTCCAGTGTTGCCCAAACGGCAACCAGCATAAGTCGAACCACCAGCCGCAGTTGCCCATTTCAACCCAGTCGCGGTGGTTGAATCAGCGGTCAAGACTTGTCCATTAGTTCCGACTGCTAATCTTGAAACTGTGTCTGCCGCGGTAGCCGCAATCAAATCACCCTTCGCATCAACAATCGACTTAGCAATTGCCCCATCGGCTAAATCATAAGCAGATTTAACGCTAGCTGGCACCGCCGCTGTTGTTGTTGAAGTGCTGGAAGTCGAGTTTTCTAATTGAACGGCTCCCTTTTGTGCCGTTGTGCCATCTTGGATCGAAATTGTTACCGCGCCGGATGTTCCTCCGCCAGTAATTGGGGAACTGACATTGACTGCGGTTATATCTCCTTGGTCATTAGCAATCCAAGTGAAATCCATATCTGTATTTGAAGTCTTGGCCAATATCTGACCGGTTGTGCCACCCTTCAAATCAACGAGCGACGCATCGATAGCGTTGCCGAGGGTTCGCATAGCGAGAGCCCCATCTTTGACTAAATCGGTATCGTCGGGCGTTTCCCAACCAAAGTTCGTTGTCGTTGCCATTAGCTGATGACTCCTATCGCGTCTTGCCATTCTAGCGTATTAAGGATGCTATTCCAGCTTTCCGCGCCCGAGACTTGGTTCCATCGTTGCGCGACTGCTGAAAATTCTGTGGGTGTTGCGTTGAGGGTAATGGACAGTCCCGAGACCGAGGCCCTAAAGGTCCAGCCTTCAACGTATCCCGTGAATTCGCCGCCTAGCATTTGAGGCGGAAGGTTAGTGATTCTAACCGGTTGCCCCATAAATACGTTCAAAAGGGCATCGCGGTCGGCGTCATCAATCTCAGGGGATTGAAGCGGAAAGGTTATGGACTGAAATTGGTAACGCGGATAAGCTCGAAGCTGAATCAGTCTGTCGGCCATTTCTTCGACGTCTGCGGCATTTTTGACATAACTGGCAAATTGTTCGGCATAAAGACCATAAGTGCCTTGTGAAGTCAAATCTTGTGAAATGTATTGATTATTGAAATTATTGCCATAATCAATCGAAATCTTATTGGCCAAATCGCCTTGGCGCTGGACGATGCCGATTCCCGCGCCGATGGCGTGGCTGGCGTCTAATTCAGTATATCCATTGGCCACTAAATAATCTTGTCGGTGGCTAGCGTCAGCGTAGCCAATAAGCCCATTTGCGTCTTCATAAAGGTAGCCAAGAGCTGAGGAAGCAATTTGATTGGCAACAACGGAAATGACTTGATCGTCAATTTGTCGGCTGACCATCGTATATTCGCCAGCATCAATTTGACCAAGTCCAATATTTGAAGCATTGGCCCAAGTTTCGGTCGCGTTATATGTTGCCCAAGTTTCGGCTGGCGGAAGTTCATTCCAATTGTTGAGCAATAAATCATCCAATAAATCTAAAATCTGGGCTCCGTCTAAACCTTCGGCAAGGTTGCCATCAAATAAGGCCCTTTGAAGTCTAATTAGGGCTCCGACAGCGACAATGTTGATTGTTGTTACTGCGGCCTTATTACCTGCGCTTCTTACAATTTGACGAAGATCTGAAATCCTGCCCCCAAATATCGCCACCCAATCGCCCGAAGAATCTTTGACTTCGATTGTAATAGCCGTATTGACGGAGAAGTTATAAACCGCGTTGTTAGTATTGATAAGTTCTAGAGAGCAATAACCAGCCGGAGTGGGAGCATTGACGTCGGTTCTTCCGGAAGTAATTGAAAGATTGGCAAGAGTTACTGACGTAACGTCGTTGCCATTAGTCTTGATTCGCCATTCGGGAGTCCAAGCCGTCATAGGATTTGAGCCGTATCTCGTATGCCTCCGCCGCCGCCAGTTCCTCTATTTGTTGAGTTATTCAGTGCCAAGACCACTGCGCGAGTAAAGCCTTCTTCATCGATAACGTTTGGAGCATTGACGTTGATGATGACGTTGTCTCGTTCTTCGCCAGCTCTTACTCCTGCGACATTGAAATTAGATGGGATTGCGTTACCGCTTGGGATTGAAAGTGGAGTAATTGTTGGAATGATTGGCGTTGGAGTTATTGTGCCAGTTGATCCGCCGGTTGTTCCGCCGCCTGTGATAGTGCCGCCAGTAATCGGAGGCGGTGTGATTGTGATTCCTCCACCAGTCGCGGTTCCACCAAAGGGTAGGCCACCTGCGGCGACTGTGTTTGAACCTGTGCTAGACCCGCCGCCGAAATTGACTCGGCCGATTGTTGGAGTATCTGGTCCAGTAGTCAATAAATTCTTTGCGCGAATAAGCGCATTGATTCCAGTAATAGCCGCGTTGATAATTGGTTCAAGAGCCCGAAGGGCAATAGAGACCGCTTGGACAATACCGCTAGCCACTTTGCTTAGACCAGAGATTGCGTTACCAAGTGTGAAACTGATAAAAGGAACGAGAAAGTCTTTAGCAAAATCGTATAAAGCTTTGAGTGTTTCTTTATTGTTTTTGAAAGCCTGAATGACTGGATCAATTGCGGCTTCCTTGAATTCTTTTAGTTTAGGAATGGCAGTCGTCGTTATAAACGTTAGAAAACGCTCAATAAGTGGCAAGAGTGCCGCTCCTAGAGTTTCTTTTGCCTCATCAAAGGCAACTTGAACTCTAGCGATTTTGCCTTGGAAGGTGTCGGCTTGAGTTGCCGCCGCGCCTCCGAATGTTGAACTCAGTTGGCTGATTGCGCCTTCAAGTCCGAGAGTCTTTATTTCAGCGGCAGATAGACCAACACCTAAACGAGTGAGGGAGCCAGTATTACCTTCATACGCTTTACCCAGCGCGTTCGATACTGTCTCGACGTCTTTGCCAGTAGCGGCAGAAATATCGAGGGCTAAAGTCAATAAGTCTTGAGACTTAGTTAGGTCGCCGGTTGCGATTGCGAGACGCTGATAGGCAGGGCGAAGCTTGTCATCGGCGACGCCAGTCGCGAGAGAAGTCTTGAGGATTTGCTTTTCAATAGCGGCAATTTGAACGTCAGTTGCGTCGGTAACGTTCTTGAGCGCATTTGCTAAACGTTGCTGGGCGGCTTCGTCTTCGATTGCGGCCTTGACGCCATCGACTGCTAACTTGACAGCATATGCGCCAGCGGCGGCCGCGGCCGCTACGAAAGCCGCTTTAGCGGCGGCTCCGAACTTCTCTACCTTGCCACCCCATCCCTGAACTTCATTCTCAGCCGTTCCAAGTTTCTTCTTGAGATAAT